CAGAAGAAGAACGTGAAGACGGGTTAGAAGGTTTAGGAACTAAATATAAAGCTATACTATCTACTAAACTATTTGATGAAGGTATTAGTTGTCATAGACTAGATACTCTTATATTAACATGCCCTAGCAACAACACTATACAGCTAGAGCAAAGAATTGGGCGTATAGAAAGGCTTCATCCAGAAGCTCAAGACCCTTTAGTAGTAGATATTCAACTTGTAGGCAACATAGTAAAACGTCAACAAAATAACCGTATATTGTGGTATCAAAAACGTGGTTACGACATATTTTAATTGGGATGAACTTCTAGTACTAGGCAGAAAGGATCTTGCTGCAATATTATGCTTGGCATATGCTCAAACAAATGTGTATAATGAGTTATCAAGTAAGACAATGTTACGAACTTTAAATATACACCACATACCTAGACATATATTTAACAAAAACTGTTTCTACTTAGATAAACGAGTAGGGCTGGTATGTTATTACAAAACTAAAGAGCCTCAAAGCTATTTTAGGAATCCAGAGTTTTTATTCTACAATGTGCCTGCAAGAAAAAAGGTTGTATACCTAAAAGCACTATCTATGCGCCGCATAAACGAGAATCAAAACTACATACCTAAGAAGTATTTTGAAAACGTAACAGAAAATCCATTTTTAACAATAACAGACGACAGGATTTATTTTCCTCTCGAATCCCTCTAACGAGGAACCACTATTAAGAACTTATGTTCAACAACCAAGGAGAAGAAATATGGTAGCTTGGGATCAAGCAAAAGGTAAAAAAGCGTCAAATTCAGGTGAGCGTCGAGAAATCAAACGACTAAGCCTAAAAGCAGGCGATACAAAAGTAAGACTAGTAGGTGGCGTATTGCCACGTTATACTTACTGGGTAGTTACTAAAGAAGGCCGTAAAATGCCTGTAGAATGTCTTCAGTTTGATAGAGAGACTGAAAGCTTTAATAATAACGCAGAAGATCCTATGAAGGAAATTCCAGAAGATGTATATAACGATAAACCTGGTTTTGCGTATGTATGCCAAGTAATTGATAGAGCAGACGGAGAAATTAAACTATTTGACCTTCGCTCTACTATTTATGCACAGATTGTTGATCTAGCAGTAGACCCAGACTACGGCTCACCCGCTGACCCTGATAACGGGTATGATATCACAATCAAAAAAGAAAAAACTGGACCTCTTCCACAAAACGTAAAATACTCTATTCTTCCTGCACGAGGAAACAGCCCTCTTACAGACGAAGAAAGAAGCCTAGAACTTTATGATTTAGAGAAAATTATAAAGCGTCAATCTTATGATGATCAGAAAAAATGGCTTCTAGAAAATACCAACTATTTTGCTGGTGAAGCTTCTGATGAGTTTAAGCCAGTAGAGGACGTAGACGATCTAGCATGAAAAAATCATTAACAGATTTGGCTGTTAAGGGTGAAGCTCCAAAACAACAAAGTTTTGGGGCTTTTACCTCTTTAAACGGCGGGCAAGCCACAGTAGACCTAGAAAAACTTAGAAAACATAATGTCTTTTTTGCTACCCCTTGTTATGGTGGTATGCTAACAGACCAGTACTTTCTGAGTATGTTTCGTGCTACACAAACTCTTATGCGTCATGGCATTAATTTTAGAATTACGACTCTAAGAAACGAAAGCTTAATATCTCGTGCTAGAAACATTCTCACAGCTATGTTTTTAGCTAGTGATTGTACTCATCTAATGTTTATTGATGCAGACATTGAGTTTCAGCCAGATGATATTATCAGAGCATTAGCTTATGATAAGCCTATTCTAGCAGGTGCTTACCCTAAAAAAGCACTACCAGTGCAGTATGCTATTAACTTTAAATTTATGGATTCAGAAAGACGTAAGATTAGAGTAGAAAACGGGGCTGCAGAAGTACTAGATGCTTCTACAGGATTTTTCTTAGTAAAACGTGAAGTGATTGAAAAGATGATTGCAAATTATCCAGAACTTCATTATCGTAACGATTCTAATATATCTAAAGATCTAGAGAAGTATTGTTATAATCTATGGGATGTGCGTCTTGATCCTAAAGATAATCGACTACTTAGTGAAGACTACAGCTTCTGTCGTCGTTGGCAAGAACTAGGCGGAGAGATTTGGCTAGATTTAAATACTAAACTTAACCATGTAGGGTCTTATACTTTTGAAGGCGATGTATCTAAGATTGTAGGCCAGAGTTAACCTCGTGACTAAACTTCGTTTAGAAGGAGTTAACCCCGTGACTAAACTTCGTTTAGAATCAGTATAAAAGCTAAGCTAGCAGCAGGCACAAAGTGGCCCACTAACAAAAAGCAACTCTGTTGCTAGCTTATAACGTAATAATAAGATAAACAACTTCGTTGTAGCGTATATAAACTCTATGTAACTGTGTTACAACGTTTGCGCAAACTGTGCGAGGCTTGTTCAATATTATTCAATCGCTATATTAATGCTAACTTCGTTAATACTAGCACAGTTTAAAGCGAAAGGCAAATGGAAAAAATTCAAGTTACAGAAGATGATATTCTAGTAAAAAGTGTTCTTAAAATGCCAGAAAACACTAATACTATAACTATATATTCAGAAGAAAAGGTGCTAGTATCTATATTACCTGACGGTACTCACAAGTTTCATGACGAAAGCAAAATAGACGAAGCAGCTAGAATATTTTGGGCTAGTGTATCTACATATTTC